AATATATTGAGAAAAAATACGGCGGTAAGGTCGAAAAAAAAAAGACCTTAGCCCTTTCGGCAACTAAACAGCCTGAAAATAACCCTCAAACAGTGGCCCGTATTACGGCAGCCACCGGAGCAGAATTAGACAAGCTCCTGAAGGATATTTATGACCAAAAATTTGCCGGCACAATCATACCCGAGCAAATAGAGCAGCTCAACCGTGCCAAGTTAGCCACTGCCTTGGGTAGGCTGCAAGACCAATACGACCCCATCACCCTACAATGGTATAATAGACAAATGCGAGCTGTTTATAGCTTTAGCGCCGCCAAAAGCTACACAGAAGCCCAAGAGCTAAAAGCCCTTGTCTTTGATGCCGACGGCAACATTCGCCCTTATACCCAGTTCCGTGCCGATGCCTTGGCGCTGTACAACAACTACAATGAGAACTGGCTCGAAACAGAATTCAATACCGTAAAACGGGGCAACCAAATGGGGCGAAAATGGCTGCAAATTCAAAAAGATAAAGAAGCCTACCCTTTCTTGCAATACATAGCCGAATTAGACGACAGAGTCAGAGAGGCACACAAAGAACTTCACGGCTTCATAGCCGAGGTGGACGATGCCATTTGGAACGACATCTACCCGCCAAATGGGTGGAACTGTCGTTGCACGGTAAAACAGCTTAGCAGAAAGCAAGCTGAAGAACTAAAATCGCTTTGGCTAAGAAATTATGATGGAGACAGGAGTGTGAACAAGTCTTTATATGGCCCCATTGATGAATTTGCTACTAATATGCCTGAAAACTTTAAGCGAAACACAGGCAAAGAAGCTGTGATTGAAACAGAAAGCAGTGTTTACTACAAAAAATATAGTGGCAGTACAAAAAAATTTCAATTGAGACCTGAAAAAGACTACAATATGAAATCTATAGAACAGATTTATCAAAAGGCTAATCTTTTGCCTGCTCTGCTACCATCACCTGTGCAAACAGCTCAACAAATCGACGCTTGGTTTGCTCAAAATACTGTCAATAATCAAATCAGCTACCGATGGAATGGCATAACCCCTATTGATGTCTTTTTCACAAAAGATACACTCAAGCATATGAAAATGCCTAAGCAGTTAGCCGAAAAAAGATTTTTACTCTTTGGCTCTATCGACGATGTAATCAAAAACCCAGACGAAATATGGCTGAATGAATCAGCACAAGTAAAAGGGTTCGTATTCATCAAATACTATCAAGATAAGCCCGTAGTGGTAATTGTATCTGAAAAGAATGCAATACAGACGCTTTATCAGCTTGATAACCCGCAAAAAAATGAGAGGCTTGGTAAGCTAATTTATAGAAAATAAAAAGGAGGCCAAGGTACGTGTTCTCCTCACTAAAAAGTGATTAAACCTCTCTTATGGCCTCCTGTAAAAGAACCCAAATATACAAACAATGCAAGAATTAGAAAAGTTTTTAGCCGAAAATATTCAAATCGCCCTCACCATCACGGGCGTAGAGGCTATCAAGTTCTTCCAAGAACTCATAGATACCCAAAAGGATGCCCAAGGGCAGCCTTTTGAAAAGCGAACCCATACCCTGCGCCGTCAACAAGGCAAAAAAATACTCAAAGATAGAAACACCCTTTACGATGCCATTCAGGTATTAGACACCGACCTAAACCAAAAAACCACAAAAATAGGCTTCTCCGATGCCGAAGCCCCTTATGGCAAATACCACAACGAAGGCACTGAAATCACAGTAAGTGCCCGTATGAAGAAATTCTTCTTTGCCCAGTACTACAAAGCTTCAGGCAAAGTAAAAGAAACTGAAAAGGGCAAAAGAAGCCGTTCACGCGAAAACCTAACCCTTGAAGCCGATGCGCAATTTTGGTTCAATATGGCCTTAAAACCAGTGGGTAGCACCATCATTATACCCAAACGCCAATTCATAGTAGATGACCACCCCGAGCTAAAACAACGCATCGAAGACACAGTAAAGCAAGTGATAGAAGAACGTACTGCCAAGTTTCTAAACGACCAAAATATAAAGCTATGATGCCAAAGAAAAACAACAAAGTCTTACTCCAAGAATGGGAAGCCTACTGCAAGCACATCCAAAACTTGCAAGACACCTACATCGCCCCAGAGCGCCCTGCCGAAAAACAACAGCGTATCAAAGCTCTTTTGGCAGACTATGAGGCTTTTGTCCAATACTATTTCCCAAGCATTACAGGCGGTGTTGCTTCTGCGCCATTCCACATACAAGCAGCCAAAACAATCAAGCAAAACAATAGGCTAAAAGCTGTTTTCGAGTGGGCCCGCGATCACGCCAAATCTACCCATCTATCGCTTTTTGTACCCCTTTGGCTCAAACCCCAAGGCTTGTTTAAGTCTATGCTCCTTGTCTCCAACAACGAGACAGATGCTGTACGCATACTTTCCAAAATACAAGCGCATCTTGCCAAAAATACACGCTACATTGCCGATTTTGGCGAGCAAAGCTTACTGGGCGATTGGACAACAGGAGAATTTACCTCCGCCGACGGCACTTATTTCCGAGCCATCGGCAAAGGACAATCGCCAAGGGGTACTTCATCAGCCGAAAATGTACGCCCAGACCTTATCATCATCGACGATTTCGACAATGACGAGGAAGTACGCAATCCAAAACGCATCAAAAACGGCGTAAAGTGGATTAAAGAAGCCCTTTTCAACGCGATGGATATGGGTAAAGGCCGATTTGTGATGGTCGGCAACCGCATACACAAGCATTCTGCCCTTGCCCAAATTGCTGCCTCCAAAAACATACACCACCACGTTGTCAATGCCCTTGATAAAGACGGAAACCCGTCTTGGCCTTCCAAATACAGCCTCAAAGAGCTTCAGGATGTATTTGAATTTGTCGGCTATATCTCTACCCAAAAAGAATACTTCAACAACCCCATCGAAGAAGGCACCATATTCAAGCCCGAATACATCGCTTACACCAAGCTGCCAGCCCTAAACGAGTTCGAGGCTATTTGTACCTACTTCGACCCCAGCTGGAAAAGCTCAAGCAAAGCCGATTTTAAAGCCATCGTTACCGTCGGCAGCCATAAAACCAAGCTCTACATCATCGACATATTCCTGAGGCAAACTGCTATGCACCACGCCACTGCTTATATGTATGACCTTTGCCGCTACTTGCCCGAAACAGCCTACTTCTTTATGGAATCAAACTTTATGCAAGACGAACTACTCAATGAGTTCTATGAGCAAGGACTCAAAGAAGGTTTTCAGCTTCCCATTTCCGGCGACTATCGCAAAAAACCCGACAAGTTCGCCCGTATCGAAAACCTTGTACCACTTTTCGAGCGCAAACTATTGATGTTTGACCAAAACATCAAAGACCGACCCGACACCGAACTTGCCATCGACCACCTTTTGGCAGTAGAAAAAGGAAGCCGAACACCCGACGACTTTCCCGATGCCCTCGAAGGGGCTATCTATAAAATAAGAAGAGAGATAGTTACACAAGACACCGAGAACCTCTTCAGAGTCGGCAAAAGGTCGGTAAAATACAGCTATTAAATTTTAGCCATTTTAAAGCCCTACAATCAATCCTATATCCAAACCCTAATACATATACTTAAAAAACAAAATAATTCATTCTACCCTGTTCGCCTTGTGTTCGACTGGCTTCCAAATTTATCAATTCTTAATTATCCATTATCAATTATCATCTACTATGTTTCTAACACTCGAAGATTACCACGCCATCATCGACAGCCAAGAGCTTTCCCACTTAGCCCCTACCGATGCTATCAGGCTTAAAGCTGAAAAAATGGCTATCCAAAAAATCAAAAAACAAATCAGCCGACAATACGACGCAGAAGCTGTTTTTAGCGCCATTGGAGATGAAAGGGACGACACCATAGTAGAATATACTATTTACTATGTGCTTTACATCCTTTACAACCGCATCGCCAAAGTTAAAGTCCCCGACGACCGATTCGAGCAATATACAGAAGCAAGGGCATTCTTCGAGAATATCCGAAAAGATGAAATAGATGCCGATTTGCCCCGCAAAACACCGCCCGAACAACAAGACAGTCCAATCATTCGCTTTGGGTCAAACCCCAAGCGCAAATCTCATAAGTTTTAGTAGCTATGAACATAGAAGTAAAATACATCGTTGACGAATCACAGCTTGTACAGGCTGAAAAACAAGTAAGAGCCATTGCCGACTCGCTTGGCCTCGGCAGAGCCGAAACACGCAAAGTGGAAGAAGGCTTTGAGCGCATTGCAGCGGCAGGCCGTACAGCAGAGCAAAGCACCCGCAAAAGCGCCCAAGAGCAAGCAAACCAATACGGCAACCTCAACAAAATGGTAAAGCAAGTAGGCCAAACACTACTCGCCGCCTTTGCTATAGACAAGCTTACAGACCTAACCAAGCAAATATTCAACACCACTGCCGAGTTCCAAAAATACAACGCCGTGCTTACCAACGCATACGGCTCTGCGCAGAAAGCAAACCAAGCTTTCGATATGATACTCCAGTTTGCCTCCTCTACCCCTTTCCAAGTTTCAGAGCTGACAGACAGCTTCATCAAACTAAAAAGCGCCGGACTCGAACCCACTCAAAAAGAGATGGAAAAACTCGGCGACTTGGCGGCGGCCAAAGGCAAGTCTTTCGACCAACTAACCGAGGCAGTGATAGACGCGACGACGGGCGAATTTGAGCGTCTCAAAGAATTTGGAATCAAGACGGCACAACAAGGCGACGTCGTCAAGTTTACCTTCCAAGGCATCACCCGTACCGTCGCAAACAACAGCGCCGAAATTCAAAAGTACATACTGTCGCTTGGCGATATGAAAGGCATCAAAGGCGGTATGCAGGCAATCAGCCAAACATTGGGCGGGCAATGGTCAAACCTGATGGACACCGTTGACCAACTTTTCGTCGCCGTCGGCACTAAACTGACACCGGCCTTTGGCGACGCTATCAGTGTCGCAGCGTCGTTCCTAAACACCGTCAAAGAGACGATAGCCCCGTCGCGCTCTGCCGCCGACGCCGTCAAGGATCAGCAGACCCAGCTCAACTACTTAGTGCTGAAAGCTACCGCCGCCAACACCAAAGAGGAAGAGCGCAAACAGCTCATCCAACAAATACAAGCCGAGTACCCCAACTTCCTCAAAAACCTCAACGCCGAAACCGTAACCAACGAGCAATTAGCCTCCAGACTCAATGAGGTAAACAAAGCCTACGTATTCAAAATCCGTATGGCGCAAAAGCAAGAGGAAATCGACAAAAAAGTAAAGGAAATAGCCACCCTCCAAAACCAAATCGACGACCAAAAACAAAAAGCATTGAAGCTTTTCATCGCAGACCAACAAAAGTTGGTTCGCTTAGGGGTCGATGTTTCCAAAATTCAAGGCAAAAACATCTTTGAATCTGAAACACAAGTAATCGCTTGGGGGGCAGTTGCCGACGCAATTTCTAAATATCAAGAAGAACTTAACAACCTTATCGACTCACCTTACAGACAAGGACAACTCGAAATGAAAATCAACGAGTTAGTTAAAATCAGGGATGCTATTTCAGGCAGCAAACAGTCTAATGATGCACGCAAACTTGAAGACAACATCCTTGGCTTGCAAATTGACTTAGACAATACCATCGCCCGTGCCAAAAAAGAGGCTGCCGACCTCTCGCTTACCGAAACCAACACCGCCAACACCGCTACTGGTGTGCAAGGGCCATCCGACGAGCAAATCAAACGCGCACAAGCTGCCCGCGAGCGTATGCTCGAATTAGAAACCCGCTACAACAAACTGGTAGCCGATATTCAAACCGCCCAGCGCGAACAGGGTTTAGACACCCTAAAACAAAGCCTAAGCGATGAAAAAGAAGCTTATGAGCTAAGAAAACAGTTTCTCGACCAAGCCTTAATACAAGATACTGCCGATAGTTATGCCCGCCGTGCCGTCCTAATGCAGCAAATACAAGCGCAGACACTTCAAGACATCCAACAGCAAGCCCAAGACCAAATAGCCGTCCTACAAGCCGAGCAAGCAAAAGAACTGCTCAATAGCGAAATAACCGAGACTGAAAAGGTCAAGATAAGGCAGATTTATGCCAAGGAAATCGAAAAGGTCGAACAGCAAGCGAATGCCGAGCGACTGCAAGCCGAACACGACTACAACAAAGAGCAGGAACTACTGCTCAGACAAGCTGCCGACGACAAGAAAAAACTGCTCATTCAGCTCAATAGCCAAGCCATTGACCTATCCAATGAGCAATTAAGCATAGAGTTGCAAGACTTAGACAAGCAACTCAATACACAGCTTATCGCCTTACAGCAAGACTATATACGCCAGCGTGAAGCACTCAATGCAGACCCAAATACAAGCGAAGGAAAACTTGAAATCGAACGTTTTGAGCGACAGCATCAACTCAACTTGGTTCAAATTACCTACCAAGGCACTAAACAACGCATCACTGCCGAAATACAAGCCTTAGAGGAGCAACTAAGCATCCAAAAAGACAATGCTTTTGAAAGGTTTAGAATAGAGGCTGAACTTGTAAAAAAGAAAAAAGAAGCTTCCGATGCCGAATTGGCCTATTATAAAGCCAACGAGCAAGCCAAAACAGAAACAGAAGCCCAAGAAATACAAAAAAGAAGGCAGCTTACCGATGCAGCCCGTCAGTTAGCTACCGAGGCCGTTACAGCCATTTTTCAATACAACACCGATGCCCAACGCCAGCAAACCGAAGCCGAAATACAAACCCTACAGGCAGCCAAAGACAGAGAATTGCAGCTCGTTGGCAACAATGAGCAAAGCAAAGCCTTTGTGATGGAGCGCTACCGCCAGCGCGAACGACAACTCAAAATACAGCAGGCCGAGGCTGACAAGCAAAATAGCGTGTTTCAAATACTGCTACAAACAGGCGTAAACGTAGTGAGAGCCTTCCCTAATCCCATCGCAATGGCTTTGGCCGGAGCGTTAGGTATTTTGCAAGCTTCTCTAGCCAATTCGCGCCCTTTGCCCCGATTTAGAGATGGCGTAGAGTTCGTATCAGGTAATGGCGACAGCCGGAGCGATTCTATTTTAGCGCGCCTTAGCTTAGGTGAGCGGGTAGTCGATTCTAAAACCAATGCCGAATACAGAACCACGCTCAGCGCCATACACCGTAGGCAAATAAAGCCACAAGAAATCAATGATTTTGTACAGTCTGTAGTAAACCCCAACAAGAACACCGCAAAAAAAGGCGCAAAAGGGCAAGACAAGGAAGCTGACTCAACGGTACAAACTACCATTGCGCCTGTCAATGTCAACGTCATAGCCGACGAAAAAGGCTTTGCCGTCTATGTCGAAAAACAAAATAGCCGTATCAAATACCTTGAAAATCGTTACCACTCCAAATTCTAATTATCCATTATCAACCATCAATTATAAATTATTATGAGCCAAGCCGAAATTCTCTACCGATTCATCCAACAAATTGTACAGCAAGATATACCTGAAGTAAAACACGTAAACCTGTTTCACGCACAGAATACAAACCCGGCGCAAACGCTTCGTTACCCTGTGCCAGCCGTTTTGCTACAGCTGCAACCTACCACTGCCAATAAGCTTGAAGAACTGTTTTACAATGAACTGATGCCCTTTAGCATCCACTTGGTGATGAACAACATAGCAGAAACAAGCACGGATAGCGAAGTAGAGTCACTTAGCTTGCTGCAAAAAGTAAAAAAACAACTCCTGATTAGTCAGTTGCCCGACTATTTTGTTGACTTGCGATACCTTTCAAGTAACTATTTTACGCAAGACAACGAGATGCTTACACACATACTGCGCTTTCAAGTATCCTATTCAGGCATTTTGTGTGAAACTTAGTGTGTTTTATTTGAGGTTAAAACAAAAAACCCGGCTTTTTACAAGCTGGGCTTTTTTTGCATTCAAAAGTCCCCTCTTGAGAGGGGATTTAGGGGTGTGTTGTATCAACTTTCAAGCAAGCAAAAAAAATCTTCATTACCACATTTAGGGCAAACTCTTATCGCTATATATTCATCAATTGGCTTACTTTTTTTTTCTTCTTCATAGCCTTGCCATTTGCACTTTCTCTTTGTGCATTCATATTTTTGCGAACGTTCGCCATCGCTCATTCTTGCATACTT